TTTGGTTGCCACTTTAGCAACTCTAGGTTTATTTGTTGGTCTCTTATTGATCAAGCCTGCTAAATCTCGTTCGGTATATACTCTGAATCCCCATCCTTGGGTTTTGCAGAAGGCTGTCATTGCTTGCCACTTAGCAACATTCTGCAAGACCATTGCTCTATCATAAAGGTTCTTAGATTTTTCTAGTAAAGCTTCTTTGAGTGGCTTTATTTCTACAATCATGACAAAGTTGTTAGTAAATTCCACAACAAAGTCTGGCCAGTATAACGTATTCTTTTTCTTAATAGGATTGTAGTATGTAATGCTAAAAGGTTCTGATGCCCAAGATTTTACAGAAGGCGATTTATCCAGTGCCCCAGCATAAGCCATTTCCCAGGATGAGCGAAACGTAGGTTTTCTAGTCCCAGAGTATTTAGCAAATCTAGGATCAATAGATGCTCTAGTCGTTGGACCAATAGGTAGTTCAGCCATGTGCTACTTCTTTCTTAGGTTTCTTTTCGCCTTGCCAATAAATGCTGTGCTCAGTAATAACTCTGAACTTCCATCCGCGGGATTCACAGTAAAGATTAGCAGCAGCCCATTTAGCGTTGTTGATTATCAAAGCATTCTTTGACCTATCATTCTTTGCATACTTTTCTTCAGACTCATGTCTAGGTTTTACTTCTACTATTTCTTTGACAATGCTGCCATCCTTCTTTCTAAGTTCTACAAAGAAGTCTGGCCAGTATTCATGCACTCTACTATCTACTGGGCTGAGATATGGGACAACAGTTTCTTCTGAGCCCCATTTAATAACATCTCTAGAGCCATCGAAGAATTTCATACAAGTGACTTCCCAAGAGGATCTTGCAAATATCTTATTGATATCGCCTACATACTTTTCAGGATTCATAGGATTAAATTTAGCGCGAAAAGCCATTATTTACCCTGGCGAGTGCTAACAGTTTCTGTTGCTGGCAGTCCGCCAGCATTATCTTTTACTAATGATACTGATGGTAAAGCCATACCCTGAGATACTCTTTGACCCGCATTCATAAGCGTATTTCCAGCAGCATTCCCTAGAGCACCACTAACATTGTAAATTGCCCCACCTAAAGCGCCACCACCAATTCCACCCAAAGCTTTATTGAGCTGGCCGCTTATCAATGTCTGAGCTGCTCTCTTACCTTGATTAGCGAGTATAGTTAAGAATGGATTAGTAGAAGATCCGCCAGTTCCACCCTGACTTCTGAACACTTGAGTTGGACCTTGCTGTTCATTAGCTAACATATCACCGCCACTAAATTGTGTAATATCAGATTGATTTGCGCTTTTTGTTAGTTCGATATGAAGTGCATCATGTTCAAAAGTTAACGAAATAGTCCCAGCATCGCTCGCTTCATGATCTTGATCACTCAAGTCAAATGATGTTATACGCGGGTTAACGAATACGAAATTATTCAATTTAACAATGTCGTTTAGTTTATCACTACCCTTAATTGACATGTTGACATAAAACTGTTCAACAATCAATTCACTCAAAATTTCTTTTCTATTACCACCTTCGTCTGTTGAAGGGAGGGCTCCACGACTAGCGGTGTCTAATCCATTAATATCACGGTTAAAAGCAAATCCATGATCTTCTAATCTACTACTACCATCTTGTCTATTTCTAGCAATAGGACTAAGAATTTCTAAGTATGCTTTTATCATAGCCATTGCATGATTCGAAACATCATCATACAAAATGAAGTTCAAGCTTTGATGTTTAATACCTGTTAAAACTTTCGTTTTAAAGTTATACATGTTGATGTCTTGATATTCAAATTCGACTTTTGGTAAGTCAATCTGCTTTATAACAAATGAAATATCTCGACTTAATCCATCAACATCAACACCCAAATCAGAAGCTACCTTTGCCGCCATTGGGTGGAATTTGAATCGTACTTTGAAAAGAAATTTAGTCTTAGGATCATAACCACTTTGAAAGTTGGTCATTGCTGAAGCATAAGGTGTTGGGTCCCATACTCTAGTCTGAGATGTTCCACCCGCTAGAGCAGCATCCGATTGAGCTGCTGGTCCACCCTTGCCGAAGATGCTAGCAAGTTTACTGCCGACCTGCCCCTCAACAGCTGCACCAAATTGCTTGTATGCTTCTGATTCTAGCGATACGCCAACACCACCTAATAAACCTGAAATATTTGCCATTATGGATTCCAATAGACTATTAGTTTATTTATTAGAATCGCAGGACTTAGAGTATAACTTCAACCAGACAAAATAAAAGGGACCCGAAGATCCCTTTTATTAAGCTTGAAATTTTTAGATATTGCCTGATAGTGCAGTACCGTAACCTTGACCTGTAAGCTCTTGACGTGCATGATCAAAACGAATTGACAATGCAATTGTAGCAGCATCGCCAGAAGAATAATCCAAATCACCATAGTCAGCTGATACTAACCAGCAACCTTCTAGCTTCCATGATTCAACAATTCCTTCGTTACCATCCAACTGCTGGAGGATAGTACCGAATTTATAGTCAGAACCAGTAGCAGCTGCATTCAACCATGAGCCAGGGATATCAGCACCGATTAAACGTTGTTGCGTTTCTAATTGACCTTGAACAGCATAAGAAGCGAGACCAGTAATGTCATCTTCTAATGTAAGAGACAACGGCTGCCATGTGTGCTTGCCTGCAATGTAAGCGGTGCTATTATAACGGTGCATTGTAATTTCTTCAAATTCAATGTTAGGACGTGATACAGTAATTGCTTGACGAGTAATTTCGCGAGATGAAGCACCAGAAACTAACTTAGCTAGACCTACAAAGGTGACTTGCCATCTGTTACGTTGTTTTGGGTGCAACATACCGAAGCCAGCACCCGGAATTCCCATTTGGCTTAGAGTGGCCATATTATCTCCTTGTTTAATAAGTCGTAAGAATGAATCTTAATCATAGATTATTTATCAAATATCCTTGAAAACTTGCAAAAATCTACCGGGCGTTAATGTGCTGTAGAACGTATTCATAAAGCTCTTTAGTATGATACTTAATTTCTCTAGGATTTAATCCCAAAGCTTTCTTCATTTGGATTGCTGATGAAGACATATCTGAAACTAGTTGATCTGCCACCGCATTTATTGGAAGTAAGTAGCAACCTGACCCTTCATAGATTCCTATTTCACATTTAGATTCAAGTGCGCGTTTAAAATCTTCTGAGTCACGATATTCTTCGGTGAATGATTCTTCTAACGAACCTTTCAACCATTTGATAAGCTTGCCGCTATTAAGAATAGCTCTACCAGATTCACTGCTTAAAACAAAATGATCGATTATTGCATCTTGGGTAATGTGTTCTTGCTCACCATCTTCTGTTAGCCATTTGTCTAATGTAGTTTCAGATGCTAGTGTCTGGAAAATTTCTGCTAGAGCTCCACTATATAATTTCGTCTTGGTATATTTTTTGAAACTATCACTAACGCGATCAAACATTTTATCGGAGTCTTCGTATGAATCTTCTATTGTGTAAGAGGATAAAAACTTAAAGTTCTCACCTAATGGAAAAGCATAATAGAGTTGTCCGTATTGTGATGCTTGAACACTCGACCCGGTAACATAGAGACTTTTTTGACGTATTTCTTTATGACCAAATGCTAGCTCAGCCCCAGCATTAAACGCAAAGTTAAAACCTGGATCTGAATCTTTGGGTTTTCTACCTTCTGGCTGCTTCTGATAGATCATCTTTTCAGATACCACATGCATGCCCCGGTATAATGGAACATTCTTAGCTTCATGAAGAAAATATCCACAGTCTGACTTGATCTTTTTATATGCAGCTGCTAGATCAACCCCATCTTGCTCTAATAAGAACTCTTTGAATCTCATTTCATTAGCTGTTTGAATGTTACAATGTATTCAAATGTTGGGAAGAATGCTTCAGCTTTAACTGTCATCCCCGGTCTTAGACCACTTAGTAATGCTTCAGCAAACTGAGGACCATTTGCACCACCAACTTCTAGTTTGAAGATGTGTTTATTTTCATCTGCTTGTTGGATTGCAAATTTAAAATCTTCATCAATAGCTTCTATATCTTCAGGGTGTCTCCAGTGCTGGAGGTCCAAAGTGATTTTTGCTTTGTATGGGGATAGTACGGTGACTGAAAAAATAGGAGCTAGCTTGTTTCTAAATTCGCCAGCCAATTCAGAGCGAACAAATTTCTCAGCTTTCTTCAGATACTTGGCAAATGCTGGAGCAGCATCTTCTTCGGTAAGAAAATTTTTGAATCTCATTGTAGGTTTTCTAACTTATATTTTGCTCTATAGACAACAGAAATAAGAGAATCCCATTCATTTAACAAATGGGTATCTACTGGATTAAATGTGCCTTTAACGGATTCTACCCATGTTGCCAATTTCTGAACAAACATAATAGGATCAGATTCTTCTTGGGCAAACATAGGATTAGGAATATTCATTATTCCATATTTTCCTTGATATACTTCAGCAATTGAATCTGCTGCTTCTAATAAAGCATCGTACAGATCATTGAGAGCTAAGTGCTTAGCAAATGATCTGGATTTAAGATGGAGTAAATGAGCAGTATCGCGGGCTGCAAAAAGTTGGGATATGAGAGTTTCCATAAAGCAAGAAGGAGATTTCTCTCCTTCTTATTCTCCTTAGCTTGGCATTGCTGCACCGGTTGCAAGAACGCGGATTGGAATGTAGATAAATTCAGCTGCTTTCATTGGCTTAAGAGCAACATCCATATACATTTCATTGCGATCAATACGGTCAGAAGTGTTGTTTGACTCATCGCAAAGAGTTACGAAGTCATACAAACCACGCTTAGCCATAATGTCATTCAAGAAACCATCAGCAGCAGCTTTCAAGTTGTCACGAGTAACCTTATCATTAGGTTCGAAGACGAATGGGAAAGCAGACTTACGAAGTTGACGTTTGATGTACATAAGCAAACGCATAACGTTAACACGATCAAGAGCAGAAGCTGCACCGTAAGAGGTCTTCTGTCCCCAAACAATCATACCACGACCTGGGAAGAATACGATCGGGTTAATGTTCTTGAAGAACTCATAAAGGTTATCGCGCTGACCTTGGTTAAGATTTGACTCAACAAAAGTAGTAGGTTGACCGAATGTGCCGGTAACATAACCAACCTGTGCTACACCGGTAACTGAACCGCGACGAACACCTGCTGGAGCAAACCAAACATATGATTGGTTGTCACTGAAAGCATAGGTACGAAGAGCAATGCCAGATGGAGCAACACATACATTCTCACCGTCAAGATTAGAAGCAAGACCCCATGGATAGTAATATGCGACATTTGCAGAACTCACACGTTCAGAAGTAAGTGCCCAAGTAGCAGCTTGTTCTGGTGTCTTGTTGACTGGAACATCAGCTACCACGAAAGCTTCATCATTAACTGTATTTGAAAGAGCAACCAACTCATCAACAAGCTCTGGATAACCAGGGCAGACGATCAAGTTGTATTCATAGATTTCAGAACGTACTTCAGTGTTGCTATTAACTTCAGCCTGAAGAGCAGTAACGATAGCAACTCTCTTAGCAGCATCATTAGCACCAAGAGGATTGTAAAGATTGATAGTGCTTAATGTAAGTTGGAATTCATCATCAGCTTGAAATGGGATTGAACCAGCATTAATAGTGAAGTTGATAAAGTTATTATCATAAGCAGCACCGACTGCGCCTGTTGCTTGAGCATGTGATAAAGAACCAGAAACATTAAATGTTGTAGCACTTGTAAATTTTACTGTCCAAACTTCTGCAATAGCCAACACGTCAGCTTTAATACCGGTCATTTGACCGTTACCAGTACCAATATAAGATGTTGGAGCATAAACTAAATCAAACTGGAAGTAATCACCAGCGCTAAATGCTACAACACCAGTTGAAAGATTTGCAACTGTAAAGTTTACTTTGGTAGAAGTAAATGCTACACCAACTGTACCGGTACCGATAATACCTGTAGAAGAACCAGTTACAGTATAAGCTGAAGCAGAGGTGAATACTATCGAAATAGTTTCAGGCTTAACAAAAGCAGAAGTTGCTGAAATCGCAGTGCATGTACCATTACCGTGCCCAACTCTAACAGCTGTTGTTGGAACAGGAACACCAATACCGATGAAAGTTTCTGCTGCATCAGCTAAGTCGACATTAGCACGTACTACATAAGCACGATTACCAAGACCTAAGAACTGGTTAAGAGCAAATAAACCGTATTCGTTGCGAGCATCTCCATGGAACTGATTACCAGAAGCATCTTTTCTGAACTTTGGAATACCATAAAGGGATACGCTCTGACCGATGGATGTTACTGTACGAACGACAGAATGTTCTGTAGTACCAGCAGCTACGGTAACTCCATTAGGCTGAAGCTTTGCTTTTTCTGTAGCAACAAAGAACAATGGAACTGTTGGTGCAGCTGCAGGAATGTAGAAGCTTTCGTCGATAATCGTAACGGAAACTCCAGGGGAAACTAGGGTTGACATATAACCTTCTCCTTTAAAATCTTTAATATACCATTATTAGTGGTTTTTCGTAAATCTATTTATTCTAAAACCGGGTTTTGGGTCCAGAACTAACGCATTTTCTTCTTATCCAGTCACTGTGATTGTGCCGTATTCACCGCCAGCTTCGAATGGTACCATATTACCTTGGTCATCGTACTCATTGATTTGGAACTTATCTAAATCACCCAACCTGATAACAATTTTTCTAACTATCTCATCCTTAATGTCCACTGGTGCAGAAATATAGATGGGAATATCGAATGAAAGTGTCCACATTATAAGACGTCTATCTCCAGCGGGCGGATAGTTTTCTTCATTATTGAGACCTGTTAGTTCGACTGTAGTAATCTTTGTCCAGTCTAGCGCAGCATCCGAGGTTTGTATCTGAAGAATAGGATCAAACAGCATTAGAAGCTGTTCTAAAATCTGGTGCATCTGTTGGGTATTAGAAGCATAGATAGAAAGTTCTGTTGACATGATATATGGGATAGGCATTATACGCGTAGCTGATTTTAAATCATCTGGGTATATACCGCCTTGTGGAAGATACGTTCTTCTATCAACTACTCCAACACCTTTTCTGTTTGGTGATAATGCAACTGCTGTCATATTGCCGACCATAGCCGGAACAGCGAATGGTTTATTTTGTGTATTACCTGCTTGTATTGCAGCAACAACTCTATCCCTACTACCGATAGAAATAGGAACAGTCATCATCTCTTCAACCCCACATTCGCCCTTACCGGTCTTTACTTGAAGCCCAGTAAAAATATTACAGAACTGAAGTAAGTAAGAACGAAGTTGACCTTCATAGAAGTATTCGGTAAGCATTATTCGTCATCCTCTTCATATCTATGTGCTAGTTTTACAGCACCTTTATAAACTAAATCTTTTGTATTTAACCAAGCGGTCGATTCGACATCCCATCCATAAGTGAACTCATCCCCATATCCTCGATATCCATCGTGATGAACCCCATCAAAATGATGGCTCAAAATATCCCAAGGATAGTTTGATCTCATTCTAGATTTACTATCATAGCTCTTTGCCCAATCTGCAACTTCTTTGGTAAACTTATTCGTGAACTCTGCCCACTCATAAAATCTATCTAGATAATCGGATTGTAATACAAGAGCAGATGGTTTAACTTCGAATAGAAATCCATAATCTGTTTGCCATTCTGGGAACTGGTCTTGGACATACTGATACCAATCACTGGTATATTTATCACCCTTTTTTATCGTCGTGCTGGTCCAGAATGCACCTTCTGGTTTATTATCTCCTGGTGGGGCTTCGTGATATCCAGTTAGAATAGGTATAGATTCTTCCTTAATAGGCTCATCAGGAATTTCCCGTTTAATCTGTCTCCAGTCATAATCTTGTTTTCGTTGAAGAGCTATCTTGGGGTCTCTACGCTTTGGAACAAACAACTGAAGATTCATATTCTTTTTAGTCATATGTTGCTGAATATCCCTGAGTCTAGAAAGACCAGATGAATAGTCTTCGGCCCATGAAGGCTCAACTACTTTCTTATTTTCGTTCAGGAAATCTTTAAATCTCATATCGTCTTATCCTTGAGGGATTGATTTGTTTTAGACTGAAGGATTTTTCTAACAGATGGTTTATGAGAACTATAATCAACTCTTCTATCAGTCTCCATATACAACCATTTATTTTTAACAGTAGAATATCTATAAAGGCGTGGAGGAATCTTTGTTGCTTCTGGGTAATACAATCTAAAGTATTCGCCATCAGTAGCAGTAGTAGAATCTGGCAATGTATATCCTTCACCATATGGAGCACCATCTTTCGGAATACCGTCTTCAATATAGATGTTTGGTTTTCCTTTAGGAGGCAATGGAGTAGGCTGTCCCTTAGCATTTGTAGGAGGCAATGTCGGTGGTAGATGAGTTCCAGCAACTTTTATCTCATCATCTGAACCTCTTTCTGGAACTGCATCCAAAGATTCTTTAGTGATCTCTTCCATCTGTGTAAGCGGAGTAACATCTATCTGTTCTCCTACACCATCTGTAAGAATGGAATCTGCAACAAGATACTTCTGGGTATCCATCGTACCAAATATATCTCTGTTTTCCTGTGAAGGTGTTGCCTGTGATGCGGAAAATCTATAGATCGTAGGTCTCCACATCGTGCTGAATCCCTGTGATGCCCAACCCGTATCGGTAACTTCTAAGAACTTACGAATAGGTTTTAGATTATGATCGTATTGCATCTCTGGGATAACTTCAATAATATCCCCAGTAACGATAGGACGACCTAACTTTTTAACCATATCAGCAAATGATAGCTCAAATGAATATTGATCCAAAATTGATAAACCGAATCTACTTAAGTCAGACATAGAATCCGCAGGCGCATATTGTGCCTTTAATAGAATAGGTTCAAGACTATAATCCCTATCACGATTTTCATTGAAGAATAAATCTTGAATATTATCGATGTCTGTTGGCGGAGAATCAAGAACATCTAATGCTAATACTTCCCAATGACCTGTTCCGGTAAACAGTGTCGGAGAAACTTTTATGGCCTTAATAGTAATGGCAGTTTTAAGACTTAAAGTCTGAGGTAATGGAGATTGAATTAGGTTGAATAATCCTAATCTTTTCCATTTATAGTTAACTGGGATAGTGAACAAATCCCCAGCAACAAACTGAGTCAGACCATCAGTAATAGTAAAGTTGATAAAGGTGCTAAAGAATGGTTGACCAACTACTGCAGTTTTTAAACCTATGACAGTATTATTCGGTAATGTTGCATACACATTGAATGTCGTTGATGTCAATGCTAATACTGTAACTACACCTTGAGTTACATTTTCACCTAATACGTTAACTGTTAAAATACCATTGCCAATACCAGTAAACAGTGCTGTTGGCATTTCACATTCACCATCTGCTATTTCTACTTTTACCTGTCTTGCGAATTCATTGGGAGTATTTGCTTGGGTAATATTAAATGCACCTACTTTTGTCCAGTTCTGCTTATGAGGTTCATATTCGGAATTTCCAGTTGGCAGTAACTTAATGCCGAAGTCAACCCCAATATATGAAGCTGTGGCACTAGCACCCATCTGCAAGGATCTCCAAGAACCAGCATTATTAACCCCAGTAACTGGATATCCAGGATAAGGTTGAGATGATATTATTCTACCATTTGAAAGAACAGAACCATTGCCTTGTTCATGGACACCTAATAGTTTAAAGATATTGATTGGGGCACCAGCAATATTCAATGTTTCGGCAACATAACTTTCTTGTCTTAACTGATCATTTGTTTCACAGTTTGGGCTAAGATTGACTTTTGATATTTCAAACTCCCCGACTTCTGGGGCATATGGAACATATGTAGATAAAGCAGTATTATCTAAACCAGTCTGGGCTGCAGATCCATTCGGATTGTTGATGCTTCCAGCACCATTTGCGCAAGGTAATGTTGCCATTTTTATCCTATAAGAACTGCGGTATTGCCGAAGTTGATACCACCATTGCCAACTTCAAAGTCTGTTATCTGGCGAAGAAGTTCAGTTTGGAGTTCTACTGACATCGATAATAAAGTATCTCCATTAAGCGTTAAGCCGCCATTTGGACCTGGAAGATTACCATACTTAGAACGAATCATTCCTAATATTTCAAGAGCTTCCGATTGCGCCCAACCTTGAAGCCATTGCTTGGCCCAACGATCAAGTAATAGTTCTTGTTCTGTTCTTTCCATAACAACTTCTAATACGACTCGTTCTTCTGTTGTATTAATACGACGAAGAATCACAAGTTGACGAGAAGCTTCATCCCAAGTGAATACTAAATTACCAGCAAATATTTTTTCATATGTCTCTGATAGTTGGGCCATTAAATGGATGGATAACAGATCAACATTTGAACCCTGATAAAGTTGATTAAAAAATGCCTGTGCATATAATCCGTTTTCGCCACCTACTGCATTAATACCTAATGCATTAATACGATGGATTTTAATAATATTGACAATTTTATCGGTCTTATCACGAGGGTCATTTAAGTAATATGTATTTTGACCAGCTTTTACAGTGAATGAAATGTGTCGGTGTAAGTAAGCATTATCTGCTCTACGTCTAAATTCATCCAATGCATTATCAATAGCAACGTTAAACTGTTCTTCGGTAAGCTCAACACATAGACTTGGCCATCCTAACTGATGCTTCAAAACTTTAATAAGACGAAGACGCTCATCATAAGACCCATCAGAACCTACACCAATTTTATCTGTTGTGGGCGCACCTTCATTTGCAGTATCTACTTTTACCCATGATGACCCATTCCAAACTAATAGGTCGCGTGTAGATTGTTGGTAGAAGAAACTACCAACACTAGGAATTTCGGGGTCGGTACTACCACCAAGAACTCCTAAAGGAGCAATTTTTTCCCATGTACCGGTTGTTGAATAGACGGTGACTAAATCTGGGGTTGGAACATACCAAGAACCGAGAGAATAGAATTTTAACTCTGTTGTACTAGGTGCAGATTGAACTGCTCTAATAGTTGTATAAACAAAATTCCCTACTTCTGGAGTGGTCGGATATGATGTTGCCCCGTCAGCATTTAATTTGAATGGTGCCCAAGCACTACCCATCTTAACAAGTGTATTTGTTTCATCGCATCTTACCCAAGCAGTACCATTAAAATATTTCAATGCACCGGTTCTTTTAACCCCGTGAGCATCAGTATAATGTTCAGAAAGATTATAGAACAACTGATATTTTACAATAGGCGGTAGTGCGCCTACTGGTACAGTAGATTGATTACCCTGTACCCAAGATGACATCTGGTTATTCCAGACCAAGACATTGTTTGTTGATGGATCAAAATATGCTTGCCCATCTGTAGGATTTTCTGGAGGAGATATAGAACTAGGAATAGACCCGGCATATGTCTCAGATTGTTTTTCAAATCGAGATGATTCTAGTGGGTATGATTGAGACCCAACGGTATAGTATTGAAGAACATTAGATGATGCATGGATTGCAGCATAGTAAAGTTTTGTAGGGTCAATATTGGTAACATCAACTGAAGTCTGGTTGATATTGTCCCCAAAGAAACCATAAAATGCTGCTACAACATTTGCATTTCCGATTTTATCTGCAGGCGCATTCCAGTTAGAAGATGCTGAATATCTTGTTCCATCAACAGGAAAGTCGTTTGACGATAATGTATGCTCTGCTAATACAACTACTGCACCATCATATGCCGACGGATTAGCAGGAACATTCCATGACAATCGGAGAGTTGTTGGCAGTATCTTCTGAGCAGTGATAGTTATAGCACGGCCATCAATCCATAGTTCGTGGGTGGTTAGTTGTATTGAATCTGCCATTGGTTTTGTCCTGACACATAAATGATTATTCTATATTTATGCTATCTGA